AAAGAACCAAAGATCGCCAAGCAACTCAAGAAACTCCCTGACTACCGATTTAGTACATTTGGTTCACTATGTCGTCTCATGACTAATGAGCAGACAGACTTGAAGCAATTGTCTGACTACAGCCCATTTTTCACTAACACACTTAAGAGTATGTTAGAAGATTCTCAGAAAGTTATCGAGAAGATTGAGGTTGAGAAAGATCCAACACCTGTAGTTAGTATTCAAGACCGAATGGAAGAGAAAGCACATGAACTTGCTTCAGAAATTGAGGGTGCGATTGATGACTTTGTTATCAGTGGATGCAAGAGTACATTTTCAACAAAGAATTACCTTCTTTCTAATCAAGTGGCTGGACCCATTGCTAAACGCATTGGAGAATTATTTGTGGGTAGTGCCCAAGAGATTCGTGAAGCACTTGAAGGAGAAGATGAACAACTGGTAGAAGGTTACTCTCATCTCTCTAAACGAGAGTTAAAGAAGTTTGCTGAGTTCTTGGAAGGTATTATTACTGACTGCCAACAACAAGTGCAGACTGCAAAAGCGAATCGTGCTCCACGAAAGCGTAAACCACAACCAGCAGGTAAGGTGGTTGCCAAGATGAAGTACATGAAAGAATTTGCTGACTTGAATCTTAAGTCAATCAAACCAGAGACGATTGTTGGATCGTCTGAAGTATGGGTATACAACACCAAGTATCGTAAGATAACTGTTTACAAAGCAATCAATGATGTGCTTACAGTTAAGGGTACTACAATTATTGGATTCGATATTAAAGAATCCAAAACACAGATGTTGCGTAAGCCAGATGTATTCTTCACGGGATTAACATTGGGTAAGCGTCCATTGAATGGTGCAATGAAACCATTGACTACTGCGGTAACTGTACCAAATGGTCGTGTCAATGAAGAATGTATTTTGCTGGGAGCATTTTAATATGATATTAGTTGATTATAGTCAGGTGGCACTTGCAGCCATCCTTACCTTCCAGCGGGAGTTGAAAGGTGATGATGCAGAAGTAAAGAATCTTATTCGTCATGTAACTCTGTCCACTCTTAAATCATACAAGAAAAAGTATGGTAAAGATTACGGAGAGTTAGTCATCTGTTGTGATGGTCGTAAGTACTGGCGCAAAGAATTCTTTGAGTTCTACAAAGGTATGCGTAAAAGCAATCGAGAGAAATCAGATCTTGATTGGAAGTTGATCTTTGATACACTATCAGAGATGCGTACTGATCTTGCTGCACACTTTCCGTATCGTGTATTGCATGTAGATCGTGCAGAAGCAGATGACATCATTGCAGTACTGGTAAAGTATCTGCAAGAGAATCTTCTAGTCCAAGAAGGATTGGTTGAAGAGCCACAGAAAGTATTGATTCTTTCCTCTGACAAAGACTTCAAACAGTTGCAATTGTATCCTAATGTTAAGCAGTGGTCTCCAATGCAGAAGAAATACATTACTGCAACTCATAAGGAAATCATTGAGCACAAGATTGAACATATCGTTAAGGGTGATACTGGTGATGGAGTTCCAAACATCCTGAGTAAAGATAATGTGTTCATGGAAGGTGAACGACAAAAGCCAATGAGTGCTAAGCGACTCCAAGAGTTTTTTGACAATGGATTCACTGCATGTCAGAATGACGAAGAACGACGCAATTGGCATCGTAACTCTACTCTGGTTGACTTTGACCACATTCCACCAGATGTATCAGAAGACATTATTGTATCATACATAAATACACAACCGAGTGGTGATAAGATGACTATCATGCAATATCTGATTGAGCATCGTTGCCGTTTACTTCTGGACGAGCTAGAAGATTTTTAATTTTATAGGACTTTTTTAATGAAACAATATGTGACCGAAATGCTTAAAGAGATCAACGATGATCCAAAGACAATTGAGAAGCACAAGAACGAATTTCTACTAAAGGTATTGTTTGCTCACAACTTCTTGCCATCGCACAAGATGCTATTACCTGAAGGTGAGCCACCATTTAAACCTGCTGATCAACCAGTTGGAATGTGTGACACAAATCTGTTTCTTGAAGCAAAGAAAATGTATGTGTTCATGCGCCAAGACTTGAAGCCAGTTAAACGAGAAGGATTGTTTATTGGTCTGTTGGAAGGCATTCATCCTACTGAAGCTGCAATTCTTATTGCAGTTAAAGATCAGAAGTTGCAGAAACTGTATCCAAAGATTACATGGAAACTTGTATCTGATGCTGGAATCATTCCTGCAATTGCTCAGTGGAAAGAGAAACTGGCAGCAAAATGAAACAAAAATGGGTCATCGCATTCATGGACACAGCTGAGAGATTCGCACAGTTGTCTAGTGCAAAACGATTACAGGTCGGTGCGGTTGTCGTAAAAGATAATCGTATCATCTCGATCGGATATAATGGAATGCCATCTGGTTGGACAAACGAATGTGAAGAAACTATTCCTGAGTACGAAGAAGTGCATATGGAATCTCGCACTGTTTACCACTATCCAGAGGTTACAAAAACCAAAGATGAGGTAATACATGCTGAAGCGAATGCGATTATTAAACTGGCTAGAGATGGCGAGTCTGGAAAGGGTGCTACTCTTTTCTGCACTCATGCTCCTTGCATCCATTGTGCTAAACTCATTCATGGAGCAGGTATAGATAAAGTTTACTATCGTCACTCGTACAGAGATGAGAATGGTGTATCTTTTTTGCAAAAATGTAAAATAAATGTAGATAAAGTTGACTTTAATTCAATAGTGAACTAAAATAGTGACTAAATAGATTACTGTCTGAAACAAAACCCTACAAGATGTAAGGTTATTTCAGATAGTGCTTGACAAATAATCAAAGGTGTAGTATAATTCAATCATGAAATCGAAAATGATATCCAAACAAATGCAAAGACATCTTCCGCTATTAAGTGGCTGGACATGCTCACGCACATCATTTGGATATAATGCGTTTGAGATTGATAGTGAGGGTTTGGATAAGAAGTAACTGACACCAGTTTACTCACCCAAACCCTCTGAGATGAAGTCCAGAGGGTTTTTTGTTTTATAACCTACCATCGTGTAGGGTTATTATTTAAGGTGTTGACATATAATCTTAGTTGATGTATAATCAATGCCTTCGTTAGTTAAGACTAACACTGTTCTTTTACAATTCAGGATTCTGTTGGGGATTTGTGTAGTGGTAGCACAGCAGACTTTGACTCTGCTAGTACAAGTTCGATTCTTGTATCCCCTGCCAAACAAAAACACACTAGGGCTGGCGCAAGCCATCGTGGGTATAGTTCCTTCCGAGCCACGGACTTGAGTGTGTTTTTGTTTGGTAAATTTTGGGGGTATAACTTTAAGGTGAAGTAACTGGCTTTTAACCAGTAAAATTCGGATCGTTCCCGAACACCCCTACCAGTGTTCTTTGGTGTGACTATAACTTAATGGTAAAGTCGTGGATTGTGATTCCGCTTATCTGGGTTCAATTCCCAGTAGTCACCCCAAAGAATATTATGCCAAGGTAGCTCATCAGGTAGAGCACCAGACTGAAAATCTGGGTGTGGTTGGTTCGAGTCCAACTCTTGGTACCAAATTATTCCCAATTAGCTCAGAGGTAGAGCAATCGCTTGATAAGCGATAGGCGAGTGGATCGTTACCACTATTGGGAACCAAAGTTATGGAAAGTAATGCAGCGGTGATGGTACTGCGACCAGCCTTGAAAACTGGGTTCTCAGAAATGGGATGGGGTTCGACTCCTCTGCTTTCCGCCATATTATGTGCCTCGTTATTTCAGTGGTAGAATGTCTCCTTTACACGGAGAAGGTCGGCAGTTCGAATCTGTCACGAGGTACCAAAGTTTGCGTCATTAGTTCAACGGATAGAATTAGAGTCTTCGAAACTCAGGATGGTGGTTCGATTCCATCATGGCGCACCAAGATATAAGGAGAATGTTATGGATGATTTAGTTTATCGTTTACAAAAGCGTGCTGAAATTCGTAGACAAATACAAAGTAGAAAATCTGTTCAAGAAGGTAAGCCTGATAGAATATCGGACTTGCTAGAAGAAGCAGCAAATAGGATTAAAGAATTGGAAGATGCGTTGCAAGGTGCGACAGGAGTTTGCTAAACTCTCGTTCAGAAATGGGCTGACAGGTTCGATTCCTGTATCTTCCGCCAAACATGGGCATTTAGCATAAAGGTAGTGCCGTCAACTCATAATTGATAAGGTTCGAGTTCGAATCTCGGAGTGCCCACCAAGTTTTGTAGTAACTATCGTGATGATATGTAAAAGGTGTTGCGGAAACACGAAAGTGTCGTTAAATATCGAAGCGCAAACTAATATGATTGTGTTCATGCCTACTACAAATTCGTTATGCCCAGATGGACAAATTGGAAAAGTCATCTCTCTCAAAAGGAGAAATTGTGTGAGTTCGAATCTCACTCTGGGTACCAACTGTTGACTTGTAAGATTGTTTGATGTATAATAGTGGAGAATTTTTAGGAAGAAAAAGCGGGAGTGGCGAAATTGGTGAAACGCAGGAGACTTAAAATCTCCCACATTAGAAACATTGCTGGTTCGAATCCAGTCTCCCGCACCAAGTTTTGCGGCATTAGTATAATGGATAATACAGTAGGCTTCTACCCTACGAATGTGGGTTCGATTCCTGCATGCCGCACCAGAGATATGTAGGTGGAGCCAGTTGGACAGGCACTGGATTGCAAACCCATGGAAGCAGGTTCGATTCCTGTCACCTACTCCAGATAACCTTGCAATGTTGAGGGTTATGAAAATGAGGTGTTGACTTATAATGATGTTTGCTGTATAATTTAGTCTTAGTTGGTTAGGAATTCAAAAGTCCACTCTGAGTCTACGGTAAATACGCAGCATGTGGCAGGTAGTTTACTACCGTGCGGTTCGGCAGGTGTCCGTTATCACCTGCCACTTTTACTCGGTTCGTCTATCGGTTAGGACACTTGGTTTTCAACCAAGTAAGACGAGTTCGACTCTCGTACCGAGTACCAGATTTAATTACATTGGTTATCAACCCAGTAGGTGACTTATGCAGAGAAATATTCCTAGTGACGGCTAGGCTCTGCTAAGTTACACGAAAGATGGAAACGAAACCGAAAGGTGGATACGGTGGTCACGCTGGAACAAGTTGACAAGTAATGTGTGCGACAGACAAGTCCATGGACGGCATGGTAGGGCAGGTTCAAAACTGTTTATTCTGTCAAACACCCAGTGTAATTAAATGTGGTATTAGTTTAGTGTTATCAAGGTATCGTGATCTGATCAATCACTATTCGGGTTCAATCGGCTGGAGACGAATCCTAACATAACTGCCTCAGCTTTGGATGGGAAGCACCCAACTCCTAAATTGGCACGATAACACTAAACTAATATCATTGGAGCAATTGATGCTATGGCGTGTGCATCCCGAGACTGTAAATCTCGTCCCTCTGGGTAAACAATCTTGGTTCGACTCCAAGTTGCTCCACCAGTTTTTTGGCTCGATCGTATAAAGGTCATTACTTCGGATTGTCTATCCGATTATCGGGGTTCGATTCCCCGTCGAGTCGCCAGTTATGCGGGAAGGTCAAGTGACCCAAATGGTCTCATAAGCCATATTGAGGGTGGAGCGTTACCACCTCCCGCTACCAAGATTAGTCCCGCAATGGCTATGACTGATAATCCCTATTCAGTTATCCACACTTCTGCGAGGTAGGTGAGAGACCTACCATAAAAATAGAGTAATGAGTTGCGCCATTACCTACGGATATCTAGCATGAGGATCGTCGTCCAATAGTAAAAAGACACAAGAGCAATTGTTTAGGGACAGTTGCCATTGTTGAGAGTTTGTGCGAAAGAATAAGCAATCCAAACTGTTATGGAAGATACCCATCCTTTTCAAGTCAGCCCTTATACGGGAAATAGTAGCTTGCTGATGCTACATAAACGATGCGATTAGGAGAGATCAAAGCGATGACTGGGTTCATCCAGTGCAAGCGAGAATCTCTTAAACATAGAACAGTACTCTCAACAATGAAATGCGGATGTGATGCAATTGGTAGACATGTTTGCCTTAGAAGCAAAATCCTGGAGGTTCAAGTCCTCTCATCCGCACCAGATTCGGTGATGTAGCACAACGGTAGTGCAACTCCTTCATACGGAGTAGGTTAGTGGCTCGATTCCACTCATCACCACCAAAGTTTTCTCGGGTTAGTTTAGTGGTAAAACTCGTGGTTTGGGACCATGGGTCGGAAGTTCGATTCTTCCACCCGAGACCAGATAAGTAGATAGTAGCCCTATTAGTATATTGATATTATTCCTGTCTTGTAATCAGGAGAAGGTAGTTTGATTCTATCATGGGGCACCAGAGTTTTATTCCGCAGTAGCTCAGTCGGTAGAGTAGATGACTGTTAATCATTTGGTCGGTGGTTCGAGCCCACCCTGTGGAGCCAATATTGGGTTGTTAGTTTAGTTGGGAAAACACTTGCCTTGCACGCAGGAGTTGGGAGTTCGAATCTCCCACGATCCACCAAATAAGTAGTATGTAGCCCATTTAGCTCAGTTGGTAGAGCATCTCATTAGTAATGAGGAGGTCTGCGGTTCGAATCCGTAAATGGGCACCAATATAAAATGGAGATAGTATGGCAATGAGTGATGGTGGTAAAGGTAGTAGCCCTAGACCATTCGTTATACCAAAGAGTGAATTCGATGATAAATTTGATACAATCTTTGGAGAGAAACGAACATTCTGTGATGTATGTAATAGAAAATTCAGTTGGTGCTCATGTGTAGCTGCACCAAAAGAAGTTGCTGACGCTATTGACAAAGCGTTGGGTATAGAAAGATAATTACGGTGTAGTTCCAATTGGCAGAACGATGGTCTCCAAAATCATATGTTGGGAGTTCGAATCTCTCCACCGTAGCCCAGTGCAGGGTTAGTTTAATGGTAAAACTGTAGATTTCCAATCTTCCGTTGAGAGTTCGATTCTCTCACTCTGCTCCAAAATAAGATAGAGGTAATCATGCGTAAAGATATTGACATTGATGAAGTAAAAGCATTCATCGAGGCACAGAGTCCTGAATCAAAGATTTATATCGGTGGTGACTCTGAACGATTTAATATCGGAAATGAATTCTACGCTGATTACATCTTAGTGATTGTTGTTCATATCAATGGTAATAATGGTTGTAAAATCTTTGGTGAAGTGTCTCGTGAAAGATGCTACGACCAGAAGAAAGATAAGCCAAGAATGCGATTGATGAATGAAGTATATAAAATTGCAAACTTGTACCTAAAACTGCATGATGTTCTGGAGGACAGAGAAGTCCAAGTGCATCTGGACATCAACCCAGACGAAATGCATGGATCATCTTGCGTAATCAACGAAGCTGTTGGTTACATTAAAGGTATGTGCAATGTAGTTCCATTTGTGAAGCCAAACGCATTTGCAGCTAGTTACGCTGCAGACAGATATAAGTCTTACATGCGTGCAGCATAATTTGACATGCAGGTGATTTTATTGTATAATAAGTAGTAAGAGTGCGGGAATAATTCAGTTGGTAGAATACCTGCTTGCCAAGCAGAATGTCGTCGGTTCGAACCCGATTTCCCGCTCCAACAATTGGAGATATTATGACAGAAGAAATTGCACCAGTACCACTATCCTTTAAAGAGCAGTGGGAACAAAAGAAACTACTAAAACGAGCCAAGAAGAAAGCCAAGCATACTCTGCAAAGCCAAGGATTTGGTCGTAGAGAAGCCAGTACTGCAGTAAACAAAGCAGTGACTAATCTCGCCAAGAAGCCCATGAAAAAGTCTGCTGGTCGTGGCAGGTAAGAACCAATCCCACTCTGTGGGATTTTTCACATTGGAGAACAAATGAACATTAAAGATTACCAGATGGAGATAAAGAAGCCATTAACATTCGAGGAATGGAAGGGTAATATTGCTCCACAATATCAGGGAGACAAACTAAAGGCATTCGAGCGTCTGCATAATGTAGACTACAAGAAAGAATTCGATGAGATGCTCCAAAGGGAATATGCGGAGTACTGTGACAATCTTAATGGGAACTGGCTACTGCGATGACGAAAGAGAAACTAGAGAATCACATTAAGGCATTGCAAGAGAAGCATGATATATTGGATAAGCAAATCTGGGAACTCGACTGTCTCTATGATGAATCAATCGAGTGTCATAATCTAAAGAAAAAGAAGCTGAAACTAAGGGATGAGATAGAACTATGCAAGAACAAATTGGCAGTGCTATAATGCAGTGGTTATTGGGAATAGCAACCATATTCGTAATCCTCCCACTCAAGACAATTCTAGGATTCTTCAAGTTCGTATTGATCGATATCCCCATGGCTGCAGGTGAGAAAGATGACAACGATCACAAGTGAAAACTTTCTACCCAAACTCATTAAGTATAGAGATGCAGGAATGAACTCGTATACCTATTTCTGGACTATTAATAATCGAGTTATATCACCTTATTTTGACCACGAAGACCAAGCAAAGGAATGGAAATATGAAGACAGTACAACAACAAGAAACTGAAGCAATCCTATCAATGGGAGAAGCGATGAAAGCACTTGAGCAACAACTATCGGATGCCAAGAAACGAATCGAAACGCTGGAAACAGTAATCGCCAATCAACGAGCAATGATAAACGAACTGCAATGACACAAGAAGTAATACTACACAAAGACGACCTAATCGCAATCCTAGAGTTCGCCAACAAATACCCCGATTCCGACTATGTTACAGTCTCTTGTGATTCTAGTTCGGGGATCGGAATTTTAGTCTCGGCATCACTAAGAGCCATCGTCAATCAAGATCCAGTAATTATTACAAAACAGATCGTGGACGAATCAAGCTGGTAGTCTAGTCTACTACTATCTCCAAGGGTAAAGAAAATGAACGCATCTGAATTAGTAATCCAACTCCACGATCTGGCAAGAGAAACTAGGGATAATCGTATTAGAACGATTGCCGATAATCTTGCAGAGGTAGCCAAAGACCACTCTGATAAAGGATATAGAGAATCCACACACGAGAAACAAGTAGAGTTCGCTAAGAAGAGGAACTATACCTATAGGGATGCTATTTAGTGTGTGGTGGACGGACTCGACTAAAATACACAGTTTCAGTGAATACAAAGGCGAGTGATGGGATACAAATCAAAAACATGTCCTAAGTGTAACGCTGTGCACAACAAGCGTGGGGAGTTCTGTTCTCGTAGCTGTGGTAATACAAGAAAGCATAAGCCAGAGACCAAGAAGAAGATTGGTGCTGCTAAGTCTGCATGGCTTACTAGTGGTGATGAGAGAGCAGAAGCTGAAGTGCATAACTTCACTAGTCTGGGCGCGAATAAGACTGCTGAACCAGTTCCACCAATGATTACTAGGGATGATGGTCATAAGCGTTTCGTTGAAGATGGCGACCTGTGGGAAGAGGTATAGTTACCGCAATCGTTACTCTCTAGTATTACCCTATGTGGCGCATGTATGTGAGCACGAGTGCATGGGTAGTCGTGTGGGTGTGGATGCGCTCTCGAGTGATAATCCGCCAAATATATTTGTCGTCTGCAACCTTGCAATTTATATTTGATTTATACTTGACTTTAGGGCATAATCACTGTGTTAGGGTTGATCGATAGTAGAGATAACTGTTGTCTTTAATTCTGTTTTAGACTATACTCTTAGATCCACTCTAGGAGAATATATGAAACTCGATGAACTTTTGAAGATTTTAGCGGATTTATCACTGAATGGAGAGAGCTATGAGATATGCCTCTATGCCCTGAAACTCCAGGTCGCCCTAAAGAGTAAGTAACTACTTACTTAATAACCCCATTCGATATGGGGTTTTATCCATTTAGTGGTTGTCGTAAATTCGCAATTACTGTAAGATTATGGTATTGAAATTGATTATGAAAGGTTTTTTATGAATGTATCCGCTGTTTCCTTCGACGCTAAATCTGGCAACTACTCGGCTAAAGTTGGTTCTAAGACCATCAAGTCTTACTCTAAGGCATATGTTGAACGCAAACTCAAAGCCATGGTCGGTGATGTTGAAGTTGCAATGGCTGCAGCAGTTGAAAAATCCAACAAGTACGACATTAACACTCGTTTCGGCTTCGTGGAAAAGCTGGTCACGATGGTTGCCATGGGTGTTCAACCTTCTGCCGTGATTACTGGCGAAGGTGGTTTAGGTAAGACTTACACTGTGACCAAGACTCTGATAGCACATGGTTACAAAGATATTAGTGAATTAGCTGAATTCCAAGTTGGTTCTGTTATCAACACCTCAAAGTGTTTCATGATGGTTAAGGGTTACTCTACTGCCAAGGGTTTATACCGCACTCTGTTCGAGAATCAAAAGTCTGTAATCGTGTTCGATGATTGCGACGCTGTGTTGAAAGATCCGATTGCACTTAACTTGCTTAAAGGTGCTCTGGACTCTTACGGTAAACGCATCATCTCTTGGAATGCAGACATGAAGGACGATGACCTGCCACGCAGCTTTGCCTTCGAAGGTCGAGTAATCTTCATCTCTAACATGGACCAGGATCGTATCGACCAAGCCATTCGTAGTCGTAGTATGATGATCGACCTGTCTATGAGCCACGACCAAAAGATCGACCGCATGGAGTACATTGCTAAGAGCAGTGAGTTCTTGCCAGAGTACGATGCTACCATTAAGGCAGATGCTCTTGCTCTTATTCGTGAAGTAGGCAAGGAAGCCAAAGAGATATCTCTCCGTACCTTGATTGCTGTTGCAAAGATTCGTGCCAGCAACAAAGAATGGCGTGACCTTGCTACTTACATGTTGACTGCTTAAGGAGATACAAATGATTAGATTTATATTTGGATTACTAGTAGTATTCGGATGCGTTGGAGCAATGGATACAGCACCAGATAGTGATATGTTTATATTACTAGGCACAACCATCGCTGGTCTGGTGATTATGTATTATGGCACTAAGAGCATGCAAGAATAAAATCTATAAAAAGATTAAGGGACATAAAATATAACTCAGGGACTCCTACCTTATGGGCTATGCGGAAGGTATAAGGGCATCACACATTTGCTTCGTCTCTCTCGCTATGCAGATAACCCTTGTCTTTAATTCCGTATTAGGGTA